AGAGCGCACTAGCAGGCAGTCAGACGGGATTTGATAGGCGTAAGCCCAGCCGAACGCCGGAGCAGCGACCAGCGGCGATAGCACGACGCGCTTTGTGAACGCATCCCATGTGTGCGCCCTGATTGTTGCTGCAAGCGTTTGCGGGAATAGCTGAGAGCATAGCCGCGCCCGGTCGTTGTCCTCGGCAAAATCAGCGATTGCATCAGCGCCAAGCAGATTCAGCGCAGACGAACAGACGGAAACCTTATTAGCCATGTCTTACCTCACGAAAAAGGGGAGCCGAAGCTCCCCCGTATTATAGCGCAATCAAGCACTTAGTCCTGAACGTAGCAGCCTTTCAGGGTAATTACCTGACCAGCCAGCAGCCCAGCACCAGCAACGACCGATTGAACGGTGGTTTTTGCAGTGGTGACGAAGCCGTTGGCGCCGTTGGTTTCAGCCGCCTTGCAGGTGAACTCAGCCGCCGAGGCCACCGACGAAGCCGCCAGATAGCGAGCAGCCGAGGCAGAATCACCAACGTTCAGCGTGCTCGATGCAGTGCCAGCAGCGCAACCAAGGATGGTCTGATAGCCAACAAGGCGAGCGCCTGCAGGCAGATCAATCCAGCGAATGACATCGCCAATCGACAAGCCGCCTGCCGGAACAGTGTACGAACTCATGAAGTAGCGCAGCTTGCCTTCCGAGCTGGTTGCCTCAGGGCGATTTGTTGCGCGTGTGGTACTTACCTGTGCATCGTAAATCGAAGCGTTATAAGAAGCCATGATCTGTTATTCCTTTCTGTTATACGCAAGCGATTTCAACAACACCGGCATCTTCTGCACGGGCAGCGCCTACCGAAGCCTTGGCCAGCACTTGCCATGCGTCTTTCTGCGGGATGCGCTCAATCGAGCTGTTTACATCCATGCCGATGCCGTATTCAATGGCCTTAGGAGCGTAAGCATAAACCAGCGTGTCAGAGCCACTCAGCGGCATCTGGCTCGACGGCAAGCGCACGAAATAGAAGCCCATGAACGTGTTGATTGTGCCTGCCACCAGCGCCTTAACCGAGTTGTAATCGGAATTGGTGACGGTGCTGTCTGCCAGCAAGTTGTCGATCTGCTTGGTTGTACATGCCAGAACATAGGCAGGCTGGCTCAGGTTGCCCCATTCGTCCTGCTTGTTCATGTGGTTGCCAGTGCGGACGAACCAATCGCTGTCGTCCATCTCTGCATCATCCAGCAAGACCTTTGCTTGGCGCAGTTTTGCCAGAGTCAGGCCAGCGCCGCCAGCAGTGATCTTTTGGCCGCTCGGCAATGCACTGGTGCCGGAAGTCGTGCGAACCGCGCCGCCCAGCGCGTTGATGATGGTCTTATCTTTGCCACGATTGATGGCAGAGATCAGTCCTTGATTGTATGCGTTGGTCGGCTCAATCAGCAGCTTGATTTTATCCATTGAGTCGATCAGTTCAGCCTTACTCAGATCAACCATATCAGCGAATCGGCGGGAGTTTTGCAGGTTCGCGTAGGTCAGATCAGCATGGCGCGAGCGGTTGAAATCGGCCTCAGTGGTGCCGAGAATATCAACGCTGAACGATTCGCCGACAACATTGCCGGGCTTGCGACGGGTGAAGGATTCAAGACGCGACACACGCTGCGATGCAGTGGTGTGGAACATGTCTTGATACTGGTTTACAAATGCAATATCAATAGAATTGGACATTCCAATTTCCTTTCAAATCAATAAGTTAAGTACCTTACCGTTTGAAGGTTATCGGAATGCCCGGCCTTCTTACTGGCTTATTGGCGTGCTGCGTTGGCGTAGTGCGCCTTAACGCGAGCATGAACCATTGCATGTTCAGGGTGGTTCGGGTTGACGTAAGCCGGGCTTGCCATCAACGCCTTAACGCTCTCCTGCGGCATGATTGCTGCATGATTGATTGGCGAATCTTCCTTGAGTCCAGCTCCTAACTTAGCTAGAAGTTTGATGGCCGTCGGATTATTGCCAATGTCGTCAATTAGCATTTCCTTATCAGCATAATGCTCGAATGCCTTCTTTGCAAGCATGACGTTGTTTTTGTACGTCTTTTCGTCCGGCCACGCTTGGCGCAACTCTGCTTCTGCACGCGCTGGATTTGGAGCGACCTCTGCCAGATGGCTTTCGATTTCGCTACTCAGCGACGGCAAAAACTCATTGAGCACGGCATTGAACTGCGCGTTAGTCATGCCAGCCGCGTGCGCCTTTTCGCGGAATCCGTCCACCAGTTCCTTGTAAGGCTCAGGGTCGAATCCTTCGGCAAACTGCGGCGCATATGATGCGGCATCCTTCGGCGGGATATCGCCAGAGCCGATGCGCTTCTCAGCGTGCTGATAGCTCTGCCAGATCGCCTCATGGTTGATCTCGCCATTGGATTTGAATTTATCTGCTACCGTGTCTCGCCAGTCACCAAACGCACCTGGTTGTGCGTCTGATAACAGGCTGCCGGTATGGTCAGTTGTCTGCTGCTGGTCTTGCATGGTTTGCTCCTGGTTGTTATAAAAACCCCGCCGGGCGGGTTGGTTATGTTCGTGCATTACCAAGTTTCGATATGCACATCATCGATAAACAAATTGCCGCCGTTGTTGTTGATGTTGTAACCGTCAATGAGGAATACAGCGTGCGTTGCCCATTCCGGCAGCTCGTAACGCGACAGGTTACCGGCTTGCCCTGTATTAACCCATCCAGCAGCTGACAGCGTGGCTATGTTGAGAGAGGTAAATGAACCGGTGTATTCAGGCGTTGGTGCAGTTCCAGGCGCAGTCTCGATCTTGCATATTGCCGGCGCGATTTTCAGGTCAATCGACCCGCTACCGGCGCTCAGTTTCAGGAACATCGAAATACCGACGAAACGACCGCGCTTACGAACCAACACAGCCAGTTGCTTTGCGGTGGCGTTGCCAGTTGTAATCGGTACTTGCAGGCAGCCGTTGCCGGTGTGCTTGTCTGACGTGGTGCGCGAAATAGCGCCGAAACCGCCAGACAAGACATACCAGAGATCGACTATTGAAGACTGTTCAAATTTTCCGTCGCAAAGCCAGTTGTTATTCGTAATATTCGTTGGCGTTCGGCACAAGCTAGTGCTAGTCAGATCAGAGATACCCTCGGCCTTGAACCTGCCCGTGCCAGTCACTGTCGCCAGTGCAGTAGTAACCGTTTCGGCGCCTGTCGGGCTGCCGTTCGTAGTCATCTGAATGCCAACGCCAGTTATGTTGTGTACGTAGTAGTCCTTGATTCGCACATCATGGTTATTGCCAACGACAAAGGGTGTTCGCCAATTACGTGTTCCGGTGTGGAAAATGTTGGGAGAGTCAAACAACCACAGTAAGCGATTGCTTGCCGCCGTGCTCAAATCAAACGGCGCACTGGTCGAATTTGAGCTCCATTCGAAATGGCAGCCAGGTTTAAACCGAACCCGACCATAGCCAGACACAAATACAATCTGTTGAGTGTTGTAATCGAACGAGCAACCATCAAAGTTGACGTCGACGTTCTCTGTTGTCCCGTTTTCAGGCTGGGTGTCAACATACAAGCCGATATTGCCGTTTCCGAAAGTCCAGCCGTAGAAATTAGTCTGCTCGCCCTGATCGGTGCCGCCCTCCATCGACAGCGCTTTTAACCCGTTATTACAGATGCCGTTCATGAATGTGGCGAGATATGCGAAATTGCGATGGCGAATCTGACGGTCAAAGCCATCAATCGTGACATTGCGCACGATCGGACGCGGCGCACGGGTAGCAACAGCAGGTGCCATATTGATGTCAATGCCATGATGGGTCTGCGAGCCGGTAGCCAAACCAACCAAGGTGAAGCCTTCAATTTCGACGCGCTTGCCGTGGTAGTTCGTGGTGTTGGTGTCCACCCCGGAAATTACCTGCCCGTAACTTGGCGGATTTGATGCAAGTGTCAGCGCCGACGCGCCGGATGCCACGCCGCGCCCATCCAGATAGGAGCCATTGCCGTGGATACCAATGCCTGAGCCAACGTCGATCACCAAGCCATTGCTAATCGAGTAAACGCCAGATGCCAGATTGATATACCCGCCAGGCGCACGAGATTTCAGCCACTCCTGAGCCATCATGATTTCGTGGTCGCCACCACGAGGCACGACAACAGACAAGACGTCGCCGCCGGCAGACAGGAATGTAGCGCCCACCGCATCCGTCGCCAGCTGCGCTACATAAGCCGCCTGCTGCTCGTTATCCGGATCAACCATGCACAGATTTCCGTTAGCGTCGCGCGCCCAGCGGGCTTGCTCTCCGGCTGTGATGTTGTCGTCTGTATCCCACCCATTTGGCGTCAAGTTAGCCATTGCTCGTCTCTCCTACCTGTCCGATCTGTTGCAAAATGTGATGGATGGCCGCACGTTGCCCGGCCTTGTATGCTGTTGCCCTGTCTCCGTCCTGACCGCC